ATGAGGAAGATTTTTATCATACCCATATCTTTTGAAATTCCAGTATGCAGGTGCTACATATGGTACAGCATCATCCAAATTAACTATATTGTGAATATTATAATGAATTTGATTATTTGCAGATTCTACTACTGTCCCCATAGGTGCTTCGAAGGTGTAAGTATACATATTGTATAGCTTTAATTCACAAGGTCGTAGATTAACCTCTCCTTCGTTTATTGCTCCTGCCACTAGGTTAGCTGTAGCTCCGGCTCTACTATATCCTGTAATCCATAATTTAATATCACCTTTTAAATTTCTATCTGCTATATACCACTGCAAAAAGCCTATGACATTATCCTTTGCTTCTTTAAATCCTTGATGATATCCTTCTTTTCCTATTGTAAAGTTACTTGCCCATTCACTTTCATATCCACCACCTCTTATTGCAAGTGCAATAAGAGTGTATTCTTCTCCTTTTACTGTGATCTTCTTATTTGCAGCTACAACTCCTATAGAGTCCATAGTTGGTTTACTATAATACATGTTATTTTGTCTAAATCCTGAAAATCCTATTTCAGAAAAAAGATTGCGTGCATTTACACTCTTATTACCATATTCTGATTCACTACTGCTTGCCCATGAAGACAGCTCCAGACATAATGACATAGTTGCAAGGCTTTGATTGAAGTTATATGATGAATCTTTAAAATAACTGTCTTTGTAGTAATATGTCTCTTCATAATCTCTGCCATCAATAGTCCCTGGATATTTGAATTTTCCTACAACTTCTGTAATCTCACTTGCAATTTCTCCAAATACAAATTCTATTTTATCAGGATCAGTTACATCATAATATCCGGCATTTTGTAGATCGTTCATGAACTGTCTGGCAAATGTAAGTTCGTTTCCATTTAAACTGTGAAAAAAACCTAAGGTATATAGTCTATATCTTTTGTTTAAGTAAGCAAAAGATTCACCTAGAAGTAAATCATCTCCTAGTTGTTCATAGACAAGATATAGATTATAATAGTCTTTAATAGACTCATACAGCTTAACTATTGTACCTGTTTGGAATGATGGCACATGACCCATGTCTTTACATAATTCACATAGTTTATGTCTTAGGTCTTGTCCACTAGATATCTCACCATTCTCATATGCTTTAGCTAATTCATATAAGATTTTAATAGACTTAGGTACATCAAATATATTAGAGTACTTACTATAATCGGGATAGATGTACAATCTGTATGGGGATTTACGTCTACCACGAACAGGCCTCAATAACGATTTAGGAACGCCATATTCTTCTCTTATATTCGTTAACCAATCAGCATACTCTTTCTTTATATTAGGTCTTAGTAATAATAGAAATGGATTACCAGATGACCGTCTTAAAGAGATAGACTTTCTTGTAAATAGCATAGTGGTTAATTCTTGTATACCACAAGTTTTCATATCTTGTTCTCTTTCTAAGAACGTTGGTTTATCAGATACTGTATTAACCATATTCATATATCTAGTCCAATAACTATATAGCTTAATTTTTTGGTTAGTTGTCATACCAGATAGATGAATAGCATAAGCTTCTTTTGGAGCCCTAGTATCTAGGTATTTTATTTTCAATTCCCGATATCTAATGACATCACTTTTAGTTAATTTGTTTGATTCTTGCATTTTTAATCTCCTATTCTAACACAATTTAATATAAATAATAACCATATATATCCGTATAACGAGTTTTTACAAACTTTATGTACGGATGTACTTATAGTTATAATATACAATTAAAAAATACCCTGGATGAGCGATTTGCCCATCCAGGTATACTCTTTAATTTCTATTATCATGTATAGGATAGTTCTCAGATTCTGGGTCTTTATTATAGACTACACGGTAGCCTGTATCTTGTTCCATAGCTAGTAATTGAGAATTCATATATGCTTTATCAGTATAAACAACTATCTCTGAATACTCAAAGTCTACAGGTTTAATTGTATTAATAACCATATCAGTCCAGTTGACGTCTATATCAACTATCTTATTATTATTGACAATCTTAAAGTCAATAAACACAGATGGACTAATGAACTTAGACTTACAGTACTTTATTAATTTATTTATATATGGGTCACCATCAAAGATATCATTAATACTAATCTCTAATACTTTATCTTTCTTATCTTCATAGTCTAACGTAAAGAATTGTTCCCAACCACGTTCATTCAATGTTGGTACATTAGCAAAGTTAGCTACATACGACTTAATATTACCAGCGTTATCAGTAAACTCAATAAGATTAGTATGCTTAGCTGTAAAGTAGCAATATACTTTAGGTGCTGGCATTCTAATCTCTGTAGTAAACTCAATAAAGTAATTAGAACTTACTTGTCCTTGACGTTCACCATCATCTATATTGATATCTGGTGTAGCTATATGAGTATACATAGCTTTAGCTCTAATAAAGAACTCATTTCTACCATTAATAGCTCTAAGCTTATAGATGAATGGGACTTCGGACTTACTATTTAAGTATACTAGGAATTTGAATGGGTCTTTGATTTCTTTCTTCTCTAGATCTACATCAAATCCGACATCTTGAGCTAATGCTAATAGCATTTCTTGTGGTACATGGATATCCATATCAAGATACTTACCAGATGTAGCACCGACTTTAAGAGCCATCTTAAGATATTTCATAATATCTATTTGCTTAGCTTTAGTATTGACTTTAATACGTACTTGGAAGTTCATAAGCATTTGTTCAAATGCTATAGCAATATACTTATCACGTTCTCTATCTTTAAAGAATGTATCTCTATAGTTAAACGTTCTAGCATAGTATGTCAAGTCATAGTTATTAGCATCTATACCATCACGGTTAAAGTCTGTATCTAACTGAGGAATAATAGCAATAGCAGGTTTACCACGTTTAATCATATCATTGATATTGAGTTTAGCCCAATCATCAAAGAGATGTTTCCCTTCAATGTAGACTGTCTTAAAGAATGATGCACTAAACTGTGATAAGATATAGTTCTTAAAGAACTCTACACATACAGAATAGGCATGTACATGAGATGGAACACAGAGATTACGATATATCTTCTTTTCCATACGTTCTACTATATCAATTGGTTTAAACTTATCAGGGTCTGCATATATCTTAGCTAATACATCTCTATTAACCACTTCAAAGTCTTTACCAGGCTCTACTTTTAACTGTACATCATCAGTAGTCAATGGTGTATCTTTATCAGACCTAGGTAACTGCTCTCTATCTTTCTTTATTTCAGATATAGTATGAATACCAGGGTCATCATCACGTTTTATATCAAGCTCAATCAGAGGTATATTACCATCATTATCTGGGCCTACTGGAGTGACTATACGGTACTCATAAAAAGGTTTCTTAGCCATAATACCTCCTTAATGACAAAAAATTATATAAATGTTTGGGGTAGCCCTTAAGACTACCCCAATACATATTATTTATTAGAAACCACCGTATGTAGTACCGCCCATAATAAACCTCCTATTTATCAATGATCACACAATGGAAGTTTCCAATGCGTTGATCGAATTTGTCATTTAAGTCCGAATAATCAGATACAAGATAGTATGTGTTATACCCTTGCATTGGATCATTCGGTTCAATTAAAGCTACACGACATGGAATATCAATATCGTGTAGTTCAGATTTTACTACTACTGCTTCACCTAACTGTAATACATCAGATCGTGAAGCGAAATAATTATTTCCAGAGTACATTATCTACCCTCCATTAGAGCTTTGATATCTTCAATCTCATCTTTAGTATAAGTATCGAAACCTAGATTACAGAAACTATTCAAGTTTACAATAGTATCCTTGAAGTAGTTCATGAATGAATTGAATCTGCCATTGTTCTTAGAAATCATCATAGTATTTCTAGGATTCAAAGACTCTTCACATCTAGCTACGAATTCCTTATTGATGAGATAAGTGATATTCAAACAGTCACCATCAAAGTCAGCATTCATACCAGGTAATACCTGTAATGGAACTCTCATAGTGAAGCTGTCTACTAATACATCAATACAATACATCTGTAGCACAGAACCATAGTTGATAGTTGGGTTACGATTGATGATGAATGGGATTCCCCTAGGGTAGGATTTGATAATGCCTTTGATGATATCTAGTATGACTGGATCTACATAAGTTTGGGCTTTCCACCACTTCTTATGAGCATCACTATAAGTGATATTATAAGATCTAGCTAAGATATTGATGATAGTCTGTTCCAATAGAACTAGTAATGAGTTATATGGAAGCTTAATCTCATCAATACGTAATGTAGCATCTGGAATGATTACATTACGACCTGTAAAGTTATACCGTCCAGCTAGTGCAGACTGAATAGCACCTTTCTTATGTGCTAATTCTTCTATTACGGAATCATATAAAGAATCATTAGACCCAGCATATAGATATTGAATATTCAAGAGAGCCTCATCTTTGAATTGGTCTCTTGCTTGAATTACTGTACGGTTACCATTTACTAATGCTGCATATTTAGCGATATTATTGTAAATAGCATTAGCTCCTTTAAAGGAGAACTTATCCCCTTGGAGATTAACCATACGTAAGAATAGAGAGTACACTGGAATAGAATGCGTAAGTAATCTGTCCCTATACTTTAGTAGTAACTCATAGTTAGCTATTTTATCTTTCTTGGACTTATTCTTACGAGCAAAGTATTCCATGATTTCGTCTATCCGTTTACAGAATTCTATCATACCAATGCCATGATACTCACCAGATTCTTTTCTGACTTTCTCATTGACTTTAGATACTTCGAATCCATTTTCATCTAGCTCTACATCTAGAGTCAAGATGTCTTTAAGAACAGCTGGAGTGATTAGTTTCTCCAAGTTCTTAAATAAGTTTGGATGGATGATTACATGCTCTTGTAATACAACCCAACCAGTAATATTAAGATCATCATCTACATACTTAACCTTAGTATTACAGTAAGGACAGATTTCGTTGTTATATAGTCTACCAGTATAGTGACCACATTCACAACGATATCTATCTTTATAAGCATCTTTATCATCAGATATAGATGCTCCATATTTTGAAGAGAAGATGGAAGAATCTGACTTTAAATCTTTCTTTACAGTTTGCGGCTCAGAAATGATAAAGTCTCTACCTTTAGATATACCTTCGATACGAAGTTTATCTAAATCTAGAATCTCCATAGTTGTCTTCCATGATTCATTTGGTGAATGATGAAGACGGATATTCATATTTAACTTTCTTTCTTCCATACTTAACTCCTCCTTTAATTAAAGCGTGCAAGATAAACCTCTGCACAGATCTTTTTAATTGCCTCTTTGACGTCGTCCATAGGGATAACTCTATCAGATAAATCCTTATAGATTTCCTCAAGCATAATGCCTACATCACCTTTAGTGATGTCATACTTAGAGCATACATCATCAAGACTCACACCAAATATGATTAAGTCCATAAACACATCATTGTGTGTTGGCATATAATGCTGTGGTATAGATTCTTGATCTGTTGGTATAATTGATAGAACGATATCACTAGGTTCTTGTTCTTGTACTTCTGTGTTAGAAGTTGTATCATCTTTTACCACAAATGCAGGTCCTTCTTGAAATGTTCGTGGACCACTATTATGTACCCCATTATCAAGAATCATATTAACGAGTTCATTAGCAGAAACATCGTATTTACTAGATATATCTGCTAATGTCATACCATTAGCATGATCTTCTAAAATTTTGCTTTTTAAATTTTCTTCCATTTTTATATCTCCTTTTTAATCAAAGCTTTGATTGGAGCAACTTTATCCAGCCAAAGAACAAATTTATCTCTTGATTTTAGATTATACTTCTTTAATTGATATTTATATAAGATAGAATGCCAAGATACTCCGTTATTGATGTCTTCTACTAATTCTTTATATTGTGAGATCAGGCCTCTGTATCTTCTATAATAATCTATTATAGTTGTATAACGTCTTTCAGATAAAATATCATTCTTATCAATATTATATCTGTCTATAAATT